AAACGGCTGACCGCCGGGAGCAAAACCATTACTACACTCAATGCCACCAGCGTCATTACCGCCCAACGCAATGAGGGCTATGTCACCCTCACTCGCCTCTGGCACATTGAAAAACTGATACTCAGTCCCCGGTCTAGCAACACTGGTCGCCGGAGTCGCGTCAACAACGCCATCCAGCGCAAACCGATTCCACAGCATATGCGCCCAAGATTCCGTGGTGCTGTGCTGCTGGAACGGCTCATCACGCAGGTCAACAGGAAATACATCGCTCTGTTTATCGAACTCAACAGACGTTACCGAACCACCTGACACCCGCGCCCAGAACCAGAACATCGCGCTGTTAGGGCCACGCTGCGATATGTAAACATCGCGTGTCATGCCCGACCCACCGTCAACAATCTTCAGGTCATAAACAATGCCACTGGAGCGTGTCGAATAGCTGAACTTCAACAACCCACCACCATTAGGTGAGGTGAGTGAATCGCCTACCACATAGATAGACTTGCCCAGCTTTCCGTAAGGCTTGAAGGGGTCTTGCCCATCGTAGGACAACTTGCCCATCAGGTTGGCACCGCTGTTCTCTGAGTAAACGCCTGTGTACTCACCTACGCGGAGTGTAGAATTATTCTTCCAATCCGTACCATCCCAAACAACTAGCTGGTTATCAGCATCACCATCAGGCAACGCACCTCCTGCTGGGCCTTGTTCACCCTGAGCACCGTCCTGTCCATCTATCCCCGGCGCTCCGTCTTGGCCCGGCGCTCCGTCTTGGCCGTCTTGTCCCGGTGCTCCATCCTGTCCATCTTGGCCGGGTGCTCCGTCTTGGCCGTTAGTGCCATCTGTACCGTTAGTGCCATCTTCACCCGCTGGCCCCGGTGGGCCTTCGGTCATATAATCTAGCTGGCTGTATACCTTCGCACCGTCACCAATCTTAAACTGGTTGGTATCTGTCTCTACCCCAAATTCGCCACGCGCCAATACAGGGTCAACACTCAGCCAGTTGGCCTTGGTGTCGCGCCTCATCTGAATTCTGTCAGCCACTTGCTGAACCTCCGTTTATATTTTGTGTTGGCAAGTAAACAGAACTAGCAGAACCACCGTCCACGTTGTTGCTACCATTACCGCCGCCACCTGCTTTGTTGACAAACACGCCATCTTCGTAGGTCAGCACCTCATCATTGAGGGGTAGACTGATATTGACATCGGTGTGGCTATTAAGATCGTGGAACTGAGGGTGATGCTGGTCAGGCTTAACGTCAATTAGATTGTCGTGCCAGTGTTGGTGGCCGGGGGTTGGGGGTGGGTTGCCGGGAGTTACGTTTCCCTCGTCACCAATCAGGTTGCCGACAGTCTTTAGCTGTTCCCATACCCAGTGGTACATCTTCCTGTGGGTGTTTGGGCCAGCAGGTTTGGGTCGCCAATCTGACATCTAGCCCCCAAAGAAAGTATTCAGCCAATCGTTTAGCTGGCCTGTGCCACCATTGGCATTGTAAACGTCCCGCCATGTGGCGTAGTCATTAGCTTTGAAGTAAGCATAGCGGCGGTCAGGCAGCGCACCTTCGTATCCTTGGGTGCCAAGCCAATCAAACATACGATCATTGAGCGCAGCCATTAGCATACTTTCCTTATTACGTTTTAACTGACGAGCCTTAGCTCGCCGTTTCTTCCTGCTCAAGAGCAGCTTCTTGATTTGCCTTGCGAGTAGCCGCAGCCTTCTGGCCACGAGACAAAGTAGCCTCGGGCATGAAGCTGGCAACAACAACACTTTTAATCTGTAGGTAGCGGGAAATAGAATCAACACTCTGACCTTCATCAGCCATTCGCTTGATCGCATTCACATCGTTGAAATTACAGCCTGATTTCATGGTGTCTCCAGTTATTGCGTGGACTGCCTCTCTCTGTTATGTGAGAGGACAGCCCACCTCCCTAGTTAGACGGTGTCAGCAACGTGCGCTTTAACAACGTGCTCATCTTCCACTCGGATTGCTCCGAAGGTTGACTCACAGTAGATGCGCCATGCAAACGACAGACTGGGGTCTTCCTGAATACGAGCGAAGATGTCTTGGTTCATCTGCAAACCAACACCTTTCTCAGTCATCGCAAAGCAGTCAAGCTGACCAGCAGCAGGTGCCTGAAGCAGAGTTGAGACAATCCAAGTGTAACCCATCCAGTTGTCTACATAACCAGCGCGCAGAGCGTCCATGGTGTTGTAATCACGGCTGGTAGCCTCAGTCAGTTGCAGTAACTTGCGCTGCTGCTTGGGGCCAATCACGAAGATTTTGCGCTCAGACGGGTCGATGTCTTTCTCAAGGAACTTCTCAGTAACAGCAGTAACCATGTCATAGCTGATCGCGGCAGAGCCATCACCAACAAGCTGACCAGCGTCATAAGCGACAACATTACCATCGCCATCACGAGAATCACCAACAGCAGCCTCAATGATTGCAGCGTCATGGGCACGGCGCATTGCCATAGCGTGAGAGAATGCATACGAGCTGTTAGGCTCTATTGCCATCTGCACCTTGTCGCTGTTCTCAGCAATGTCACCCACGTTGTACGGGGTAGGCACCGACTGACGGCGACTCCACACAGTCTCACCGTTAGGCGTAGCTTGTGAACGAGTCTTGATGTTCGCAGTAGATTGAGCCAGACGCTCCCAGTTGTGCGCTTCAGACTGAACTGAACGCTCCATAACATAGGGACGGAGGCGAGAAATACCCTGCTGTGCAAGGAATCGGACGTTGTTTTCGTAGGTCTGAATTCTGACCTTATCAATTGTGACAGCCATGAGAGGCTCCTTAAAGTAGTTAATAGGTTTCCTTAACGTACCAGAGCTGCCCTCACGGACTCATTGTACTTACCCCTTTAGCCTCTGGGTCTGGAGGTCAATCAGAAGGACGGTTTCCCGCTATCCCTCTGATTGATTACATAATAACCAATAATAAGCGTTAGTCAATAGCCTGTAGCTATCAACCACCAGCCGCGAATCGCTCTGCTTCAAGCAGTTGATTCATGTACCCGCGCCATCTTGGGTCTGTATTCTTAATCGTGTGCATCTTCTCACGAATATCATTTGCCATCTGAACGCCTTGGGCTGGAGTCATGCCTGTTGACTGCACCTCAATGGTAGCTGCCTCAGTACCTTCATCTCCCGCCATCACGATCTTATTGAGCCACCGATAGTCAGCAGCACTCATTCTGCCGTCTTTGTGTGCGGCAATAAAAGACTCTGGTGCGCCAGTCATCTCAAGGAACCTATCAATATTGGTGATGTTCCCATCGTATGTAGCACCCCATTCCTTCGCCAGCCCATCCATATCTGCCTTGCGAGCAGCAGAGAAGTTGCTATCAGCATCACCACGGGCCGCAGCCATAGCAGATATTTGATCAGCGAACTGCTTGGCAGTCATATTGGAAGCAAAGGCTATCTGCTTGAGTGCGTCAATGTCAGGCAGCTCAATACCTTCAGGTACTGCATAGCCTTCAGCAGACTCGGGCTTACCGAGTTGATTAAAGAATGCGCCATACTCCTCGCTCCCCGGCTGGGGAACCTCTACCAGATCAGGGTATAACTCACGCAGCTTCTCGCGATTAGCAGCCTTGGCATCATCACTGGCCTCAGCACTGGGCTTAAGGATAGAGTTGCCCTGCCAGAAGGCAGCACCTTCAATGTCAGCCACCACCTGATCCAGTGTCTCTGCGTTCTTGAAGTAGGGCAGTCCTTGTAATTGGTCAGGCAAAGCCTCACGCCAATCACCGCCAGCAGCATCAGCCGCCTGCATATCAGCTTCACTGGTTACTGGGTTTCCACCTAATTCACTTGTTTGCATTGGTCTTTCCTCTCTTAACTAGAATCTTCATGTACTGAACCAACTCATACTGGCCGACATTCTTAGCCATCGTCAGTGAGTTATCGTTAAACAGGTCTGTCTGAAACGCCTGCTCCATTGCCTCCATAACCTTCTTGCCATGCTCAGTAGAGAAGGTCTCAACAAAGTCATGTGCCTTTCTGTCTAGCTCTTTCTTCCAGTCATCCATGTTCATTGCGGGGGCTGCTCCTGTTGTGCTGCCTGTTGCGCCTGAGCTGCATTGCCCTGCTGCTCTGCTATCTGGGCCTCTTGCATTGCCTGCATCTTGGCTTCACGATCCTCCCTCATTGCCGTCACCTCTTTGTCATCCCGAAGGATAGCCGCTGAGATATTTAGATCACGAGCCAGCTCACGAACCATTGCATCATCATCAATTACATCAACAGCATTGGGGAACACGGGAGAGATATTGGCAACAGAGGCAACCAGACGCTCAGTAGCAGCAGCACGATCAGTCTTCTGTGCCCTTGCCAGAGAACCAAGATACTCAATATCCAGATCACCGCCTGACTCAACAACAGATTCTGGAGGAGGATCAAGCTCACCAGAACGCACCAGCATTTTGAAGCCTCGGGCTACAATAGGACTAAGCATATCGTTCTGTAGTCTTCCCAGTGTTGGAGCCATTAGCTTGGCAAGCTGCTCATATCTAATCTGGGCTTCTGTTGCGCTCATTGGTGTGCCTTGAGGACGAGGGAACTGAAGCTGGTCAGTGAAGAAATAATCCTTAATGGCATCCTGAAGCTGGGTAATCATGTGGTCGCTGACTGGTATGGAGCCTTGAGCGTTGAACACCTCAATGCCATCAATGCGCCTGACCACGTTAAGACCGCCAGAAGACATATCAAGGTCAGCCAGAATACTCATCTCTTCAGCAAACACAGGCGGGTCAATCATCTTCTCTGCCATGCTCAACTGCAATCGTCTGGCTGCATTGGCACTCTTGATATCACCCATTGCCAAGGTAGCAGGGCTGAACCCCCACACACTCATTGAGGTCTTACCCCAGCGAGGAGCGAAGGCTATCTGCTCGTAATAGCCCCCAGTCTCAATGATGGTCGCATCGTCCTTTAAGATGTAGCCATACTCCCAAGGTCTGCGTGATTGAGTCATTCTCTGACCAACAGAAGCAATCTTGTTACCTCGTGGGACAATGACAAACAACACATCCAGCTTCTCAGTATTGCCGTCAGCCTCAAGGTCTTTTATCTTCTGGGGTGTCTTATCCCCGAACTTGCTCATTATCTTCTGTGGTGTCCACTGCAACTTGCGATAGAACCGCAGGACTCGCCCCATGAAGTCCTCTTCAAAGTAGCCCTCCTTGATAGGCACTGAGCTGAAGTTAAATCCAGTCCACCCCTGCCCCGGCATCTCCTCCAGCGTGAGGAATCCAGTACCAAAGGCGGTCAGGTCTTGATACACCTCATTGATCTGGCTATCGAAGTTACTATCCTGTAGCTCTGCTTGAAGACGATCGCCCACAGACTCAAGCCACATACTAGCCTGCTTGTTCTTATTGAGCTTTTCATCACGATACCGAAGAGCAAACCAGCGAACAGAGGGTGATGTTAGCGCACCGTGGATATTAGAAGACAAGTTCTGGCAGGCTGTCACCGCAGTTGAGTCAAAGCGGTAGTGATCATTCCACTGCACTGAGTGCTCTGACTTATCATCTTGTAAGAATTTACCACGATGAGGAGAGACATAGCGTTCAACGTCCTCCCACTCCTGCTGAACCGTTGTCCTGCTTGCAGCCAAGCTATCGAATCTGCCTATTATGTCTACCGCATCCATCAGGATACCCTCAATAAGTTAATACATTTGTAGCATCATGCTACAGATAACAGCTATAACTGGCAATGGCGGTCACCCTAGCTGTCTTTTTATCCTAAAGTTGCCCTGAACTGTCCTCTCGCTGACCGGTTCAGCAAAGGTCAGAGCTATGGCATCACCCTCATCTGGGCTTGGCATCCCTCGCTTACGGATGGAATCCTTCGACTCAAGCACATATCTGTCCTGCGTATCCCTTGTTATCTGGGGGCTGCACAAATCCATCTGGAGTGAATCGCTGTCAGGTATATCCACCTCCAAGTTGGAGACAGAAGGATCAAGCCACTCAGCCATCTCACCCCACATCTCTGCCCTGCGGTTCTTATACTTCTCCTTGTTGAGCGGAGAGCCTCCAAAGTGTATAGCCCTTACATTCTTATAACCCAACTCCCAGAGCCTATCGACAATGTAATCACCACCCCCAGCATCCACAAACATCATGGCAGGGCGCTCGTTATCAAGGATCGGTTTGAGTATCTGGATGGCGGCAGCTAGGTCAAGATCACCAACGTGACTCTCCAGATCGTACACTTTTCGACCAGAGCGCCTTGCAATGGAGAACCTGTCTCCTCCCCTTGATGGGTCAACGCCTACAATCAGCAGCCTACTAGGTGCGACAGTGTGTTTCCTTGCGGCCTGTACCAGCTCTGGCTTGATGAATCCTGCCTCGCCACTGTTCTGGAATGCCTCATGTATATCGAAAGGATACTCTTGCTTGAATGCTTTGAGGCCATCAATCATCGCCGTTGATAGCTCGACAATCTTATTCCTGCGCCATGCTAGTTGGTTATCACTAACCTTGTAGAGCTTGGCATACTCATCTTCCTCCTCAGTCCTGACAAAATCAGGCGGCACTGGCTTCTGGTATTCATCTGTCCAGAACCACGGGATAAAGATTAGCTGATACTCACCATCACCCCTAAGTGCCTTCATGGTCTCGGAGTGGAAGAAGTTGCCTGTCCCGTTGGCTGTAGACTCAAGGATTAACTCAGTCTCATCCATATCAGGTACAGCTTGGAATATGCCTTTGGTTATCTCTCCCTCACTCCTGCGGGGCCAGAACGCCACCTCAGAGCCGTGGAAGTATTGGATAGTAGTGCCGCGACCTACTGACTCATTGCCTGCTGTGCCGATCCTGTACCCGCTATCAAGCCCATCAAAGACCAACTCCCTTGAATTGGACGTTCCAGTGCTGGGTGCTATTGGGTTGTTCTCGTGGTATCGCTTTGCCATCTCGTAGATAGCGGAGGTTGAGTCCTTCTCGTGGGCTAAGATGAATGTCCTAACGCCTGATCGAAAAATAGAGCGCCAATAGAACCTGCCCTCAATGTAGGTTGAGCAGCCCTGCTGCCTGCCCTTGAGGATGATAGCCCTGACCTTGCCGGTCTCTGCTCGCTGCTTCTCTAGGCAGTCATGGATATACTGCTGGGCCTTGTTGAGCTTGAAGGTCTCGACAGCACCTTCCTTGGTTCTGATCTGTAGACAGGCATCAGCAAACTGGGGGAAGTTATCCTGCCAGTATGCCAATCCCTCAGTGAAGCTGACTTTCTTCGCTGCTGTCATTCTGTTGTCCAGTGACCACTCCCTTAACGAAATCTTCTATAGTGGCGTTATCAGTAGTGACATCTGCTTCAATGTGGCGCATATCGGGAAGATACTTGCCAATCAGCTTGAGCTTGGAGTCTATAGCCGCCTTGATGCGTGTTACATCGAGAGCCTCTAAAGGCGTATCTAGATTCTGTAATTTATCAACCATATCAATAACGTGCTGCAGATGACCTTGATTGGATAATTGCTCCCTCAATGCCTCCTGCCTAACACCTCTATTTAGCTGCGCTCTTGTCTTTGGCATTACCAGCTCCTTCTTAAATTGATTAAATTATACACGATTTTACTGATAGCTCACTAGGTCGTGTGGGCCTGCTTCCATGTTCCTCAGTTCCTGACGATAGTGCTTGGCGATACAGGCTCTCATTGCCTTGTTGGTCTTGAATATCCTATTGCGCTTCTCTGTGAGAATGTCCAGATACCCTGTACCCACATAGCCCTCCAACCAACGAGTGAACGTCACTGGCGATTCTGTAAACATCTGGTGACAGGTGGAGCACAGACACAAACCATTGAGTGTGTCCCAGCGTATCGACTTATGCCGCCTACCGTAGATGTGAGCCAGCTCCATGTTAGGCAGTCCACTGTTACGCTTGCCGCCTGAGATATTGCAGTGCTCACAGGTGTAGTTCTTTGAGTAGCGTACTGCGTCACTGAAGGCTGCATCTGCTGCATCACGCTTAATCCCCACTCGCTATCTCCTTGAGTGCAAAGGCTTCGTCTACCCACAATCTGGGCATTGGCTCCTTTTCACGAAAACGATTATAGAGTATGCCAATGGCGAACTTATGCCGTTTCAGCTCTGCCTGTAGCTCGGCTCCCCTGCGATTAGCGATAAACAACTTTGTGCCTGTATCACAACCGTCCTTTATCGTCTGCTCTAATTGTGCCTGTAGCTTGGCAGCTTGGCTCATGTGATTCATAGCCTCATCTTCCCAGTGGTCAGCACTGTCAGACTGTAGTTTTACCTCTGCCTGTAGCTCTTTGATGTGAGCCTCCATCCTATGTAGCTCTGACGATTCTCTACTCACGCTCCATCTCCTTGATTACTCTGTCTATCACAGCATCTGACCAGCCCTCTGTGTAGAGCATCCCCCGCAGCCCATCGTTCTCTGCTTTCAATTTATTGTTACGATACCCAGCATCGCGCAAGTCTGAACGATTGTGCAAAAACTTCTGCTCATACGCCTCCACTACTGCCTGTAGCTTGGTGTTCTGGCAGTACGGGCAGTGGCTAGGGATTGACCCATGCTTGCAATCACTCATCGTCCACCTCCTTGATTAGTTCCAACCAGCCTTCTGGCGGCTCATCGCCGTTGGCTATAGCCCTCACTACTACCTGTAGCTGGGCATTCTCTGCTCCCAGTTTGAGACACACCTCGGCTTCTGCTCTAGCGTTAGCCCTCCACATGGCTACACCTGCCTGTAGCTTGGCATTCTCTGACTGTAGCCCAGACAGCTTTTTAGCCACCTGCTCCCGCAGTACCTTGTAACTAACGACCATCACTTCTCCTCCAGTTTCTTTGTTATCCACCGGGCAATAATCCCGTGGCGGCTATCAGTAGGGTGCAGTCCATCGCTGGTGTCAGCGGTCAGGTACGGTGCAGACAATACAGTAATATTGTCGTAGTCCTTGGCGACTGCCTTTGACCACTGCCTTGCGTCTTTTGTACGCTGCTCATGTTCAGGCGAGAGCGTTACTACGACAGGCAAAACCATCCAGACCTTGCAACCCCTGCCCTTCAGAAACTGCATGTGGTCGCGTAGCGCCTGTTGATACAGCACCTTATCAACCCCCCTCCCTGCGTCATTGGTGCCAAGCCAGTAGATGACATCTCTCCTAGCGCACGATACCTGTCTGGGTATATCAGACTGGGTAATCATGCTCCCCGCCTGTGCTGAGTTGTTGATGTGAAAATCCACTTTGCTAGACCATGCCCCTGCGTCTGATGATAGTGAGTCGCCAAACAACCAGTAACTGTTGGCGTGTGCTGTACTTGCTGACAATAATGCCAGCGTGATAAAAATCCGTTTCATCTCTCGTTCTCCGTAACGTCATTGATTAATTAATGCCATCCTTTTTCAGCTCCCCGAGCGATGGCTCTCCCGTCCCTAACAAAAACCTTTGTGAGTTTATGCGGCCTTAGTCTTGATAGTCATCACTCTGGCTTGCATCCTCAACTGCATCTGCAATCCGCTCAAAGGCAATAACCAGCCGTACCAGCAGCTCAAGTATTTCTTCTTCCATTAGGTTGCACTCCTCATCGCTGCACGGTTAGTGCTCTCCATAGTACGCTGGGCCTCAAACAGTCGGTCAATAGCCTTGTACTTAACCTCTGCCTTCATGAATATCAGATGATAGTCAGCCACTCGGTACAGGTGGTCTCGGTAGCTACTGGATGCCAGCGCAATCTCCTTAGCCTCAGCCATAGACTTAACCCCATCAACATCCTTTGCAGCCATTGTCAGACTAGCCAACATGCTCTTGGTCTGGTCATTCATCTGGTGGTAGGTAAACTTAGCATCAGCATAAGCGTTACCAGCCTCCATGAATGTTTGGTAGATTTCTTTAGGATTCATTACTCACCCTGCCTGTAAGTGCCTTGACGCTGCTGGTTGCACAACTGACGAGCCTTCTCAATACTGACTGTGGGAATCTCGGTCTCCAGCCGCTCAATTAGTTCCTCTGGATGCACAGCAACCTCATACCTGCTGCCATCTATCTCGCTCGCAAAGAATCCTTGAGCAGCGAAAGACAACTCAAACTTGCGACCGGAGTTGGTCGCGTAAAAGTGAGGGCCATTACGCCCCGCAACAATATCCATAATCTTTTTAGCGTCCATTAAAAATTCACCTCAATTAGCCTATTAGTCGAGCGCAATACTTTATTTTCACCACGGTTTAGCATCTTAACCAGTGCCTGATTGACCTCAGACTCATCAAGGTCGAAGCCCTCAGTGACTGCATACATGGCGAGTGACCTCTTTATGACCTCTGCCCGGGGGATAGCGGCGAACCACTTAATACTAAAGAAGTTTAGGATAGCCCTGCTTCCCTCCCTGTACTCGTCTTGAGGTGAGCCTAAAGGACAGCCGATGTAGAAGTCATTGGCTTTGCGGAGGAGTTCAAGTGCGTTGTCATTAATCATGTCACTTAACCTCCTCAACGAAACGAGGCAGAACCTCATCTCGACTCAGACTGCGGTCACTCCAATTCCAAGCGGCCAACAGCTTGTCTGCATCACCCCAGACAGCCTCATAAGCAGAAACCTTGATGACACTGCCCTTGCGGTTCTCAACGCTACCTTCAGCGCCCTGCATGGATGAACCTGAACCAATCCAGCCACCCTCAACAACCTTATCCCACTTGATGAAGCCCTTGATTTGACCCTTGCGATTACCGCGAACATAACGGGGCAAGTCATTAACAAACTCGTCACCAAAATAGCGGCGAGCCATAGACTCACCAAAGTCATTACTCAGGTAAGCGAATTTTTCTTCAATGCGAGCATACTGTGTCATTTCAATATTCCTTTTTCGGATTAGGCTCAGGAACACCCTGAGCACATTGGTGGTGAGGCCGCTTATGCGACCTCTCCTTTCATATATTCTCTAATTTCAGCTTGGTTTTTCTTGCCCCAAGTGGTGACGATGTATCTGTCGTTTTCGTCATAGTGGCGGCATATCAGCAGACCACTACGCTTAATATCAGTCTCAATGAACACCCACTTGGTGATAGTTCCATCATTTACCAGATACTTTCCCATCTTACTTCTCCAATTCGATTCAAAGTTGACCCCAGTTCCCCGAGGCATGGAGAGAGTATAGGGCCACACCCATCAGGATGCAAGCCCTTTTTTTACCATCGCTAAAATGGAATATCGTCTTCAAAGTCTTCAGTCACCGCTGGCGCTTGGCTTTGAGCAGGTGCTGCCTGCTTTGCAGGG